GTAAGAAGCTGACTGAACTTTGACAACATGTAAGGAGACATAATAAAAGCCTTCTTATGTGCCTCACCCTGCCTTGCCAGGTTGTTATCAATAAGATCGTCAAGCTCTGCAAGACTGGTCGGAACCGTACCGCCGATTGCCTTACTTGATCTGTTCGTGCTTATAAAATGATCCCATCCGGAATACTCATAAGCGTTTGCAGTTGCGTTCCCGAACATCGTGTAATTTTCGAGATCATAAACGTGCTGAAGCAAGCAGGCCTCAATGTTTGCAGCCGCTGCATCGATATTTTTCTTTGAGCTGTCTTTCAGAAAATTTGTAGTTGCGCCTTTCCTTCTGACAACTTTTAAATCAACAGACGCCCGTGCAAATAACGGATTGGTAACGGGAGTTATAGCTGACTCACCCATCGCCCCGCCTATGGCCGGGAGTGCTGTCATTCTGTTAAAGCTGTGCTGTTTTTGAGAATCGAATTTAGCTGTCATCATAGCGACAACAGGGCTCAACCTCGGCAGAGCGTTTGTGATCACTTGTTCTAAATGTTCGGGAATAAGTGCTTCACCAACGCCTGTCGCCGAGCTCAAAGCCTTTTTAATCAAACTTTGATTCTCAGATCGATGTTTGTTGTATTGTGAAATTATATCCATTTTTAATTTCTCCTTTACTTTTTATGTCCGCTAAAAATAAATTTTAACGCCTCACCGTCATTTTCAGTGAAGGATTTCATGATTGAATTTCCAGAATTGAAAAAACTCTCTCGACCCCCATCTGTTTTCGGCTGGATTAGTGACTTGATTTCTTCAATGCTCTTCTGAACATCGGTCATGTTATTTCTCGGGATGGGACTGCTGACACTTTTTTGTATCTTTGCAATCTCATCGCCAACACCGATTGCCTCGAGAACATCCGACAATGCCTTTTTTACCTCTGCGAGTTCAGACTTCATTTTTACAACTTCGGCAGAACCTTTTTTCTGTTTGGATTTTGCCAGGTATCTCATAAGAATACCTTTGGCAACCTCTTCGACATTTGCTTTTGATTCTTCCGGCTGATCTTCGATACGCTCTTCCGCAGTATCGGACGCCGTAGCACCCTCCGCAGATTTTGCAATATCATCCTCGTCTTCTTCCTTTTTCCCATCGCCTTCAACCATTTTTAAAAGTTTTGCGATGTCTTCTTCTGTGAACTCTGACTGATCTTCGGCAGGCATGTCTGTAGTGTCCTGTTCAGAGGACGCTTCTCCGGCTCCAGAAATTGCCTTGAGTTGATCGAGTTCGGATTGAATGTTTGACAATAAAGTCATTATTTCTTCATTCATCTGTTGTTTCTCCTTGAATTGATTTTTGAAGCCGGTCGAGCTTCGTATAAAGATTTTTCAAGACCTCCAATTTTGAAGGCCTTGTTTTATATAGATCGGTCACGACTTCAAGTGTGTCATCACTCGGCATGTCCGGTTCTTGCTGGAATATTCCTGAATTATTTATTATTAGATCGACCATTAAATCACGGTATTCATCGAACAACGCGTTCAGACGGTCTTTCTTCGTGAGTACATCCGGGTCAGTCATTACCTCGTCAATGCTCGTTTCGAGAGCTTCAGTAAAGCTAAAATATTGTTTATAATAATTCCCACGGGTCTGTGTCAAATCTACTTTGCTGGACAGTGTTGATCGAGCGGTTTTATGAATGTCTTCTCCAAGTGCTTTATATATCGCGTGAGCCACGCTTGTCTGGTATGCAGGGCGCGGGACAACCACACATCCGTCAAGGTCAACTTTATCAATCACTCGCCTTCCATCCTGAGACATTGTGAGAATACCACCTTCGGGAATATATCCTTCAATGCTAAACCCTTTTTGTTTCGGCGCTTTATATGGCGGGAACCCGTTAACTTGTTTCCAGAGCTTGTCAGCTCGTTCAAGAGTAGATGGGCCTACTCCATCTCCTGAATCGTAAAGCCTGAACTCAACGGCCCAATCTCCGGCGGGTGTGATATCGCTTTTCGTGAGGACTCCTATGTCATCCGTATATTTAACATCATGCTTGTCTGCATACAATAAAACATCTCCACTGTTCGCCTGCTCATGAAAAGATTTCACACAGTTTTCTGTAATCCTTTCGCCATGACCGTCAACGTCCGGGCCGGAGGCTATACCTCTGAGATATCTTTTTTTTACCCCGGCAATATCTTTTTCAATTACGTGTAAATTGTTCTCTATGCTGTCTGGGTGAAAATAAAATTTTATCTGCTGCATATCTCCCTTCTCAGGGGCTTTTGGCGGTATATGAATAATATATAACTGCCTGCCCTTTCTGTCAATTTATTTTTTTCTAACCATGTATATACATTCACAGTGACATCCTATCACTTCGTCCGCAGGCATCCCCGGAGCGTGTGGATATGGACATTGAACGCCTGAGACAGGGATAACAAAATTTATATCGAACGGTATTGATCTCTGTCTTCCGAGTATTTCATGAGTTTCTCGCGGCTGAACCTTTGAAAGTTTTTTATTATGTTTCCATTTTTTCATGACGATAACCGCAGGGTCTTTTTCAATCACTTTTGAAATATAATCATGCTTCATGTTATCGACAGCGGAACGAACCTCAGTCACTGCTATGTTATGAATATTTGAGGGGACTCCGTATCTCGGGTCTTTTTTTGTGTACCCTTGAAAAGTGGCTGTTATCTTTTTTTCAAAATCATCAACTATCTTATTTTTCAATGATCCGGCTGTCACTCCACGAGCTGATATATAACCCGGCTGAGTTAATGTCTCTCTGAGGTCTTTTGTAAGTCTATCACGGATATTGTCAGTAAGCAGCGTTCCTTTCTCTGCGCCTTTACGCAAATATACAGATCGCTTCGGGAGTGCCTCGGTAACGTCCGGAAGAACAAACCGCTTTTCTTTTTTCGTGATCTTCTTGTTTTCTTTCTCGAATGATTTCTTTGATATCCGCGCGGTTGCTCTCTGGATGTTCTCTGAGTTTGTCGCTATTATTTTCGACATTAACTCTGAATAGTTTTCGCCAGTCCATCCGTATTTTTTCTTGATTCTATCAAGATGAAATTTTGCCATTATCCGGAATAAACCTCTACCCACTCGCCTTTTTCGACACTCTTCATCATTTTTCTCGCATCTGCTTCAGTTTTGAATCTCTTAACAGCGAGAGGGCCCGACTGACCTATCAACTCAACTGAAAAAAATCCATCAACTTCTTTAAGCTGCATCCCAGCTATGCTCGCAGAATTAATTCTATAGCTTCTCAGTATCATTTTTTTCTCCATCGTTTATTTTATTCAACAGCATATCATAAATAATCGAGTTCACATCGTCCGGGCTCATTTCGTTCATCTTTGAATATTCTTCGATATCTTCTTTGGTCACTTTAGTATTATTTGAAAAGATATTATTCAAGCCAGCCTTGCATTTCATCTGCTTTTTAATCTCTGATTCAATCATCTTTTTAATCTCTGACTTCTGAACTCTGATCCGATTTATCGTTTCGATTTTATCCAGATTTTTCTTTGTAAGTCCAGCCTCACTGAGAGCAATGGCGAGAGCTTGATTTTTGTCAGTAACGACTTTCCCTTCCGGAGTTTTCAGTTTCCCATCCTTCCACTCTGACATAACCTGCCCGACTTTATCCTGTGCTTGATCTTTTTTTACTTTTGCCATTTTATTACCTCAACTTAATATTTTTGAGACTTCGGAGATTATTTCCTCCGGCGTCTTATCGCTATTATCCTCTATTGTTTTCAAAACATCCTCATACAAAACTTTGAAAAAAGCCTCAAGGTCTTTGGAATATTCAGAATATAAAACATCATATTCAGCCGGAGGGATTTTAATTTCCAAATCCAAACCCTTCCTGTTCATTCGCCGGCGCTGCCTCTGTTAACCCGGTCGGGATGTCTGCTTTCGGATCATCAACAGGGTCTTCTGCGAACCCATTAACTCTGATTTCATTGATCGAATACGCCCCAGTCTGAACCATTTTCATAATACGATCAATGTCTGCTTCACGAATCTGGCCTTTATCAAACTCGAACGTGAAGCCGGGGCCGAACCTGTAAGGGAGTATTTCTTTATTTATCATGTTCTCAATGATATAGCATATCGGTACGATCCCCCGGCCTTCGGAGATTTCCATTTGTGTTTCTCCCGTTTCCCTTCCTGAAGTATTGCTGGACCCGGTTAAATTCATTTCCATGTTAGAGGCATTGAAAACAAGGCCTACGTCTTCCCGTATGTCCTTCTGTCGCTGCATCTGTACGCTCATTGTATTCTCACGGGTAAGGTCAAGCACGGTTGCGGTATTCCCTGAAAATGTTACGATCCCGCCTTTTTTGTATTCCATCAATTTTGCTTCAAGCCGTTTTTGTTCACCCTTGTCCATGATTTCAAAATTTTCTGTAAGGTTCCCGAATGGGCTATTATTACCCATGACAACCATTTTGTTGGGGAGTTGAGAACCGTCTGCCTGATCTGCCATGAGCTTGTCAAACAGCATCGATTCAGCAATTTTATTTATCAATGCTTCAAGCGGGATGTTCCCGTATGCTCTCGCGGACGTTGGGAGATAATTTTCAAAACTCAACTCTGATCTGAAATATATTTGAGGATCATAACCCTCCATCATCTGAACGTATGCATCCATTGTTGTGACATATTCAGTTTTCAAAGGATAAACAGAACCTCCAGGAAGTATGTAAAAGTTTTCAATGATCCCGTCTTTATATTGTTTATAGCATGACACTGATCCATGTATCATGAGATCAAAGACATATTTTTTTACAAAATCATCCCAGCGGTCGTTGACGTTCGGCTGCTCTAACCATGCTTCAGCG